CCCCCCCTGTCTTTCCAGTCTCCGCCTCCCTAACACGGTCAAAGGTTCACCAAGACAGTCCATTTACTGCCCGACCTAACCCGATCTAATGACGACTAAACCCAAGAAGTCCAAACGCCTGTTGGGGGCAACAAAACCAAGGCTTCACAGCCCATTCCTTACAGGCGCAAACAAATTACAAGATGTCAAAGATTTATGCGATATCGTAAAGATTCCTTTATTGCCTTGGCAGGAATATGTGCTAAAAGACATACTCACAGTGGACAAGGCCGGACTCTGGATACGCAAGACGAACCTTTTGCTTATGTCTAGGCAAAACGGTAAGACTCACCTTGCTCGTATGCTTATCTTGACGCATCTCATCAAATGGCAGACAAACGTTCTCATAATGTCAAGTAATAGATCTATGGCACTGGATACGTTTAGACAAGTCACACAACTGATTGAAAACAACGACCACCTGAAGGGCTTTGTAAAACAGATCCGTTACGCAAACGGTACAGAGTCAATTGAGATGTTATCTGGTGCTCGTCTTGATGTCGTTGCATCAACTCGTGATGGCTCGCGTGGAAGAACAGTCAATGGCTTGTTATTTATTGATGAGTTACGAGAAATCGATGAAGAAGGCTATAGAGCTGCAATGCCTACGACACGAGCACATGCAGGTTCGCATATACTCTTGACATCTAATGCCGGAGATGCTTTTAGCAAAGTACTTAATGATTTACGAGAAAGAGCGTTGGATCATCCACCTAAGTCTTTTGGATTCTATGAATACTCAGCACCACAGTATTGCAAGATAAATGACAGAGCTGCATGGGCGCAAGCAAACCCTGCACTCGGCTACACAATTACAGAAGAAGCGATTGAAGAAGCAATATCGACTTCACCAATAGAAAATACTCGTACTGAGACGCTATGCCAGTGGATTGACTCCCTAAGCAGTCCTTGGCCTCATGGAGTGTTAGAGGAGACCAGCAATAGCGAATTGACTATAAGTCCAGGAGCCTTGACAATGTTTGGCTTTGATGTTTCGCCTAGCAGAAGAAATGCATCGTTATGCGCTGGTCAAATGATGCCTGATGGCAAGATTGCTATTGGAATTCTAGAAACCTTTGAATCGCAGGTTGCAGTTGATGATCTTAAGATAGCGGCAAGTATAAAGGGTTGGTCTGACATCTATCGGCCTCGCATGGTCTTGTTTGATAAATACACAACTGCATCAATTGCTGAACGCCTAGCCAATGCAGGAGTCGTCACGCAAGACTGCTCAGGCCAGCAGTTCTATCAGGCATGTGGCGATTTGTTAGATAGCCTTGTCAATCATCGCGTAGTTCATAACGGGCAAGATGAACTTGTCCAACAATTTCAGAATTGTTCAGCTAAGGTGAACGAATCGAGTTGGAGAATCGTAAAAAGGAAAAGCGCAGGCGATGTGTCAGCGCCTATCAGCATTGCCATGATTGTGAGTCAATTAATAAAGCCACAATCTGTACCACAAATTTATACTTAGACACGCAATAGGAATTTGTCTAATAACTTGACAAATGGTATCCTTTCTGTCTATGGGTATATTTTCGCGTAAATCACAATTGTTAGAAGCGCAAGAAGCGCCTCAAATCATGGCTGATAGTTTCTACAGCTACAACAATTACTTTCCAGCAGTTGTGTCGCGTCAGATGGCTCTTGGCGTTCCTGCAATCAAAAGATGTCGTGATCTAATATCCGGCACTATTGCATCAATCCCACTTGAGTATTACAAAAAATCAACTGGTGAAATGATTGCAGCACCACGTTGGGTTGAACAACCTTCTGTAAATCAACCACGTTTTGTCACTATGTATTTTACGTTGGATTCATTATTGATGTACGGGCAGGCTTTCTGGCAAATTAAAGAGACCTACCAAGAAGATGGAAGAATGGCTCGCGCAGATTGGGTTGCAAACACTCGCGTAAGTTTTACAACTGATCCAGCAACAAACTTTATTACCCAATACAACGTCGATGGTAAGCCAATTCCAATGTCAGGTATTGGTTCGCTCATTACATTTCAAAAAGATGAAGGCATCTTGGCAATTGGTGCATCAACAATTAAAGCTGCACTCGATGTTCAAAATGCTGCTCGTATAGCTGCATCCACTCCCATGAGTTCGGGCATCATCAAAAATTCTGGCGCTGATCTTCCACCATCCGAAATATCTGCATTATTAGCAGCATGGAAGCGCAGTCGCCAGAACAACTCAACTGCTTACTTGACATCAACACTAAATTATGAAGCAACATCGTTTAGTCCTAAAGACATGCTCTATAACGAGGCCATTCAAAACCTTGCTACAGAATGCGCAAGACTTTGCTCTGTAGATCCTTACTACGTGTCTGCATCGCAGAACACCACAATGACTTATGCCAATGTCCAAGATGAGCGCAAGCAGATGGTGGCTCTAACTTTGCAGCCTTACGTTTCTGCCATCGAGTCCAGGCTCTCAATGGATGATTGCAGCACTGCTGGACATTACGTCAAATTTTCACTTGATGACACGTTTCTTAGAACTGAACCAATGGAACGTTTGCTTGTACTAGAGAAAATGCTAGCACTTGGGCTAATTACAACTGAACAGGCAATGGAAATGGAAGATTTATCTCCTAACGGAAACGGTAACTAATGGAAACGTTATATATTGAAGCAACATCTATTGAATGCAATGAAGATCGCAGAGAAATCTCTGGCAAGATTGTCCCACTCGGCACAGGCGAAGTTGGTAATACAAACCTTGGCGCTTATACTTTTGAAGCCGGTGCTATTGAAATTGGCGACGTTAGCAAAATCAAATTGTTATCACAGCATGACATGAAAAAGCCAATAGGTCGAATGATTGCTGCTGAAACTCGTCAAGACGGTATTTACGCAACATTCAAATTATCTCGCTCTACTGGTGGCAATGATGCGCTAGTCATGGCGCAAGAAGGCCTAGTAACAGGATTGAGTATTGGTGCAGAAGTTCTTGCATCCAAGCCATCACGCGATGGACACACAGTCGTATCATCGGCTGTACTAAAAGAAGTTTCTTTAGTAACTGAGCCAGCATTCAAATCTGCTCAGGTGCTACAGATCGCAGCAGAGGAAACTCCATCTGCTGAAACACAAACAACTACAGAAAGCGAGACAGTCGTGGAAGAAACCACTCCAGTCGAAGCATCACCATCAGTAGAAGCATCGGCTGTAGAAGCTGCTCGCCCTACTGTAACAGCAATGGCTTTTTCAAAGCCACGCCTTGATTTCTCTGCCGGAAAGCATCTTGAGATGACTATCCAAGCAGCAATGGGATCAGAAGATGCTCGTCAATATCTAGCAGCAGCCGCCGACACAACTGACAATGCTGGTCTTGTACCAACACGTCAGCTCACATCAGTTATCAACGGCCTTGCTAATACAACACGCAGTAACATTGATGCAATTTCACGCGGTACATTGCCTGATGCAGGAATGTCTTTTGAAATCCCTAAAATCACAGTTATGCCAACAGTCGCTTCAACAGCAGAAGCTGGTACACCATCAAATACAGATCAAAATGCTGCCTTCGTCACAGTTTCTGTAGCCAAGTACGCTGGACAACAGACCTTCAGCGTTGAGCTTTTAGATCGTTCTAATCCAATCTTCGTAACTGAATTGATGAACAACCTTGCTGCGCAATATGCTAAAGCAACTGACACAGCAGTAAATGCTGCAATCATTTCAGGTGCATCACTTGATGCAACAACAACTACAACATATCCAACAGCAACAGAACTCCTTGGAGTAGTTGCTCGCGGTGCAGCATCTGTCTATAACGGCACACAAGGCTTTGCTCGCAACATCATCATGAACACATCACAATGGTCAAACGTTATGACACTCAATGATGGCGGACGCCCAATCTACAACGCACAAGTTCCACAGAACGCTGGCGGCGTAGTTGCTCCAACATCAGTTCGCGGTAACGTTGCTGGTCTTGATCTCTATGTAACTGCTAACACAGCATCTACAACAGATACAGACGGCTCAATCCTTATCGTCAACCCAGATGCTTACACATGGTACGAGTCACCAACTTACCAACTTCGCGCAGATGTAATTGCATCAGGTGAAGTTTCAATCGTCATGTACGGTTATGGCGCAATTGCAACCAAAATTGGTGCAGGTGCGTTCAAGAACAACAAGGCGTAAGCCACACTAAGTCGCTCAGTGGGGGCATAGCCCTTGCCCTCACTGGGTTTTTAGAAAGGAAATCATGTCACTGACAACAGTTGCAGAACTCAAAGCGGTTCTTGGCGTTGGTTCTCTCTACAGTGACGCAACTTTACAGGAAGTGTGTGACGCATCGGATGCAGTCCTGCTTCCTATGTTCTGGAAGAGAGAAGCATTCGCTGTAGCACATTCTAAGACAACAACTACAGCCACACTTTATTTTGATATAGATCATGGATTTATTGTTGGTGATTCTATAGTTATAACCAATTCTGGTTCTGCATGGAATGGTACAAAGACAATTACAGAAGTTTCAAAACTTACTTTAAGTTACACAATTTCAGCTGCAACAGCAACAGATAAAAATCCACTTGCACCTTATGGCACAGTCACAGGAGATGTCACAACCGACTGGACAACAGACGCTGCAATCCAAGAAGCATCACTAATGCTTTCAGTAGATATATTCCAAGCCCGTCAGGTTCCCTCATCTGGTGGCGTAGCAATAGATGGAAGTGCCTCGCCTTATCGCATGTCAAATAGTTTATTGGCAAAGATTCGTGGTCTTGTTGCTCATGCGCTAGATCCTTACTCAATGGTGGGATAATGCCTACACCAGCGATAACCACTCTTCGGACAACACTTGCCACTGCTCTAATAGATAACACTCGCTGGCAAACGTTTGCTTTCCCACCAGCAACCATATTGGCAAACAGTTGCATTGTTAGCCCTGATGATCCATATATCACGCCTACAAATAATTCACAAACTTCAATAGCACCAATGGCTAACTTCAAGGTTATTCTGACCTGTCCGCTGTTTAATAACGAAGGCAACCTCAACGGTATTGAGGATTTCGTGGTCAAGGCATTTAGTTTATTAGCTGCATCAAGCATAGTTTTCAATGTAGGCACAGTCTCTGCACCAAGCGTTCTCAACGCTGCATCTGGTGACTTGCTTACATGTGAAATGTCCGTATCAATCCTTACGAGTTGGAGTTAGTTATGTCCGATTGGGAAAAAGAA